TGGATAAAAACTTGTATTGCTAATAAAGACTGGGTAGCACTTAATCCAACCATGAATACTTTGTGTGCCTTGCAAACTATTAGAGAAAAATTAGAAAAATTATCTACTGGAGGTGAATGATGACTAAAACCATTGAACAAAAAATGGAGCTTTGGAAAAAGAAAGCAGACGATATTAGTTTGTTTAAATTTGCATCTATGTTATATATCACAACTCCAGATGATGCTGAAGGCAAACTGGATGAAATAATAGATATGGTAAACATATTAGCAACCAATTTGAATGATATTGAAATAGCTAGAGCAAAGAAAGAGATTGAGCAAATATTGGACAAGGAGGCATCATGAGTGCATGGTTATGTAGCCCTAAACACATTGGCGAAATCTCTAGTAGATCAGGTCAAGTGTCTGGTTATAACCCTTTCACTAAAGAAAGGTACGACATGGATGCTCCTACCCTAGCTGGTCTGTTAGCTCATCAGAACTTGTTGAGCTTACAGGCAAGGTATCCTGATATGTGGGAAGAGTTTCTTTCCCCGTATGAGGGTGAGGACACAACAGAGAAGAAGACAAACTTTATCTGGCAGTGTCAGCAACGAGCTCAGGGTTTGCCTAGAAAAAACAAGCAGGATTGTGTTGGTCTTATTAGATCATACAGATATCAAGCTTGTGAAACAGAAGACTGGATCAAGTCAGATGTTTCTTGGATAACTCAAGGAATCTTAGATAGTCTGTATCATGATTTAGTTGAAACAACTCTTTGGGCATACGATGAGGAGGATTAATGATTTGTATGTGTGGTAAAGCAAAAACTTTTGTAAAAGATGTTAGACCATTTGAGGATGGTAAAACTATCTGGCGGAGAAGGGTTTGTAAGAAATGCGGTAAGTCTTTTTCTACATTTGAAGTTGACTCAACTCGCTTTGCTGTAGGAGGCAGAGTTGACTGGAGAAGTCAAGGAAATGAAGATAAATAAAGACGGAATAAGAGCTGTGCGTTCATTGAATGCATGGCTCTTTTTTTTTATATTAAGAATCTATGTTAATGAAAGAAGCAATAATCGAAGTAGCAAGAGAGCTCAAAAAAACCAACAAAATAAATTACCAAGACCCACAACTTTTAACTGGGTATCCTAATGATTTGGGTAACGAAGATATCGAGAAAGCATTGCGAGCTATCTCAGCAGTATCAGATATTATTCTTAAAGTAAGCTAATATTTTTGACAGCTTCATCGAAGTTGTTGCCAAGCTTAGACCACTCAAGATCACCATCTAATTTATAAATCCAACCGTTTAATTTGTGTTGTTTCCCATATGGGTTTTTAGGTACCCATCTTAACTGCACTCTATCGTGCCCAGCATTCTTAAAGTGTTGTTCTAGATCATTCTTCTTGTTCATATTGCTCTGTCCAATACTCTTCGAATATAGTTCTAAACTGTTCTAGTGTTGGGATTTCTACGACATCTGTTTTTGCTAAGTCTAATATGTACTGTGAATAAGCTTCTTTAAGCACTTTCTCGGTATATAACAACATCATTTTTTTGGTGGACTTTTTTTACTCCCGCCTTTACCTGCCCAGAGGTCTTTACGAGCCCAATAGTTTGCTGAAAACTTGTCATTTTTCGTGAGTTGACCAGACTTATTTCGAATACCACCTGACCTAGCCATATAGCTGCTACGAGCCTTAGAGCTATAATTATGCCCATAAGACTTGTGTCCGTAATTAACAACTTTGATTTCATCACCTTTCTTAGCTAGTACTGTTTTCTTATATTTGCCAGAACCGCTATACCTTTTAGGCTTATTGAAACCGGGATACTTCTTACCTCTGTACATCACACCACCAGCTACTCTTTTTGCATCACTTGCTTTTGCCATTACCTGTACCTCCTGCTTATGTTTCTTGCTCTCTTTGTTTGTGGAACAAACTGCTTGCCTTTCTTCATGCCTGCCCTTTTCTTTCTGGAAGTGGCTGCATATTCTTGCGGTGTCATAGCAGAAATAGCAGCGGAAGGTAGATACCTTTCGCCTGTTGCATTCTTTCCTTGAACTGATGGCTTGCCTGATTTGGTTCGCCATTTCTGTGCTGTCCACATTTTAAGAGATTTCTGTGACTTTTTTAATCCTTTCATAACAAAAACTTATGATTAATTATAAATTATCCTAATGGGTTAGCTAAGGCATCCATTGCTCGCCAAGCTGAATCCATATCTTTCTGAAGTACATCTATTTGTTCTTCTAGTTCTTTAATTCTAAGCTCATATGACTGCACTAGCAAATCGTTTTCCTTTGAGGTGACTTCTATGTCCTTAAAAGAATCTTTGAGGTTCATGAGCTCTTTCTGAGCCTCCATGATTAATGATAGATTGGTACCTAGTTCAGCCAGCTTACCTTGCAGTGAAGAAATGTCGTTGTCGTTTATGGATTGTTCAATTGAAGCTACTCTGGCATCAAGACTATTTATAAGTCCCGAATGAGAGCTATTACTACTAGCCATGGACTGGATAGAATCAATGCGATTATAAAAGTCACTAACATACCAGACACCACCGCCAATGCTTGAGAGGAGCGGTAAGAAGATAGCAATGTAAATACCTTTAAAGGTATATTTTCCCAGTTTGATTTCAAAGTTATCCATCATATCCACATTGTGAAAAGTCATACCCACAAGCTATAGGGCTTGTTGTGTAAAACTCGGACTGTTGTCCTGCTGAATAGAACTCGTCAGCAGTCAAATAGTATTGAGATAAGTCAACAGAATGTCCTTTGAATTCTCTAGTCATGTTGATCCATTGAATGGTAAGGGCTTGACCTACAGCATCAAAGTTGATTGTAGCATCTAGGAAAGACTCGCCATATGTTTCTGCAGTGCTTTGAAATTCAGCAACATATGATTCGTTAGATAATACAGCTGTAAATGCACCGAACTGTCCACCGTATTCTTCAATGTCTGTGATTGCTTGGTTGTATGAACTAATCTCTTGTTCTGTTAAGTATGTATCTTCACTTATGAAGTTTTGGAGTGCTTCCTGATCTCTTATTTCCCCCGATTCCTGTGCCTCCTCAGCTAATCTATTAACTTCAATGGTTTCAACAACTGCCAATGTTGCTGTAACAAAATCGCTGATAGCTTCTTCCATATTCTGTTGGGCTGCTTGTTGTTGATCATAGAGATAGTCTTCTGCTGAATAAAAGGTTGTGTTTTGTACAGCTTGCAAAGCATCGTTGTATGCAGACATGTTATCAAAAGTAATATAGCCTGCCTGCAAAACTCCCTGAGGTGCCAGCTGTCCGCTTGGCGAATATGTAATAAACCCGCCTATCCCTTGAATGGCGAGGTCAATATTGCCTCTTAATATTGCTGATTGATTGACAAGATCATCAACCGCTTGATTGGAGCGAAGCTCTAAACCGCTCAGAAATAGAGCGAGTGTCATTATTAATTTCTTGATCTTCATTGGCTGTATGTATATCCAGTATGGTATTATAAAATTCTTGTTCTTTCGAGTACTTAGGCTCTTTTATTACTATTGATTCTTCATCACAATCTATGATCTTTTTAGAGTCAGCAAATCTTCGACAAGCAACCCCTATTCTTAGCTTGTCTTTAACTTCTCCATATCCCGGTATATAAAGCTGTGGGTTTTGTTTCATGATTAGGTAAGCTGATCTGCCAGCCACTAATCTTCCGTTAACTAAGATTGGACAAGGTGTGCCAGCAGTAAACATAGCTTTCCAGTTGTTCGGATTTTGACACATCAATGCTATAGCTGGGACAGTCATGCCTAAGTCTTTTAAAACTTTAGCATCTTTTCTTCTGTTGCATTCTTCATCTTGCACATAGGCACCAGCAGATGCACCGAGAGAAAATACCTGCAAGCCACCATTCCTTGACATCAGGCATGAATCCATGCCGCTAGACATCAGGCTTGGTGAGATAGCTGATCCAACAGGCATTGAACCGGGACTTGAGCCAGCACCACTGTAGTTGTTGGTAGTTGCTGTTGTGTTATTGTTAGAACTTACAGTTGAGTTGTTGTTATTAGTGCCGAAGTTATCGGCTGACTGATTGTTACCGCCTGTATCTTCTTGTGAAAAGACAATGCCTGCTAAAAATAACAGGCATATTACTGATACTAATCTAAATGATCTATTTCTTAGATTTTTTTCTTCGCTTTGGTTTCTGGGCATTTCTGTCTCTCAACATATTAAAAACATCCCATCCACCTTTTAACCAATTCCAAAACCATATGGCTATTTTCTTTAGCCAATTCCAAATCCATAACATTACTTGCTTTAGCCAATTCCAAAACATTAGCCAATATTCTTTAAGTTTTTCTAATCCAAAATACATTATTTATATCCTCCGCCAGCTGCTTTATATTCTCTAGCTAGCATTTGAGCCTTACGAGCTGACCACTGTCCCGGCTTACCACCTTTACCGCCACGCAAAATCTTTTGAAACAATCTTTTACGCATTGCTGGTTTAGTGTAGTTGCCAGCTTCGTTAACTCTTGATTTACTTTTTCTTTTTTTTGCCGGACTTTTTCTTTTTACTGCCATAGCCTTTATTATATCCCATTACTTTCTCCAATATGTTTTAGCTTTCTTTTTAGCTTTTTGGTTTAACTCTCCGAAATGAAAAAGTTTAACGCTACTAGAATTGTGTTTTGTTCCAGAGTGCAAAGTGCCATCAGGCATCTTATGTGTGCCACCTCTGTGGAGAGTGCCATCTTTTTTGTAGTGATTAACTCCTTTCATTTTTAAATATATCTACAACTCTATGATAGACCATGCTTTTCATGCCTACAAAAGTTTTATTATGCTCTGGTAATTCATCCCAAGCTTTCTTTCTTTCTTCCCGAGTTGGCAAGCTAGCAATAGTTCTAGGGAGAGCCATTTGCATAGAGGTAAGATACACTATGTCATGAAACTTTTCATCTATATCTGCCATGTAATCCATCCTCTCCTCATGAGTCTTAAGTTTGCTGATGGCATGAGCGTATGCCAGCTGATCTGGTTGATTATTTCTTGCTGCGTGTTTCATGGTTTTTAAAATACACTCTAGTTAAATATCTTCTGACAATAGCTGTAAGGGTTAATACCCCTGTTGTCCAGAATGTGATAACAAAGCTATTGCTGGTGAACATTAAACAAATATGAACCACCAACCAAGAAAGAGGAAAGTTTACTGCTAACCCTAACATAGTGTCAGCCACACTTTCTCTTAATGAGTTTTTACATATTTTTGATTTAGGTTTTCTGCTTTCGAATCTTGTCATTTTTCTTTCCAAATATTGCATCCCAATTATTTTCGAATGTTTTTTTATCTACTTGTAATTTTCTTCTTTTAGAACCTTTGCTCATGATCTTGCCTTAACATTTTTAATTAGTCTTTCTAGATACCATTTTGCTTTATGCAAGTCTTCAAGTTGATCTTCATGCTTGCTGTGATATCGCCATAAATATTTAATAGTGTTGCATTGTGCCACTACTTCTTTCGGATATGGGTTCATAGCTGCTACTGTTTCTAATGCATCTATGCACTGTATTTTTCCAGACTTGTAGTGATCTGGATTTATTTTATCTTTCATAATAAATCTTTTACCTTTTGTAATAATTCTTCCTCTGTTCCGTACCTCTTTACAAATTCTGTTTTGTAAGGATGTCTAGACACATACATATCATTGTTAACTCCCTCTCTGTGGTGTCTATAACAAAGAGGTATTGTGTTCATGTGAGCTCCAGCTTTTGTCTTACCATCAATGTGGTGTACTTCTGCTGGAGAATCACAATCGAAATGAACTCTACAAACTATGCACCCCAAAGTGCTTATTGAGTCCATCCACAGTTTCTCTTCTTTGTTCGGTGTTCTTCCTTTCATATTTGTCGTATAGAAAATCTAAGTTGAATTTTAGATAGTCATTATAACTTATATGCTCTTCACCGAATGCATTTCTGTCTTTCAATGCATCGTAGTACATCCTGTTACAGAAACTGCTAAATGTTTCAAGCCCCATATCTGCTCCTCTCCTGTCTTAGGTTAGCCATCTTCGTTCTCCACTCCTCAAACTGCATATCGACAGCGGCTTTCTCTGTCTGCAATCCATCAAGGCTGGCTTTTGCTACAGCAACATCCATAGTGGCTTTGCTGTACTCGTCACTAGCTTCAGCTTTAGATTTCTGAGCATTGTAACTTCGCTCTCCATCATCTTTAGCTTTGCATAGTTCTATCCAAAATACTCTTTTTAATTGAGTCTCTGCTTTGAGAACATTAATCCTAGCTTCAGATATCTTAGGAATAATATCTCTTAACTGTTGGTGAAAGTTTTCAGATTTGTCCATAAGTTTTTTTCTTTCTCCCGAATGCGGCATCCTCTGGGTCTAAGAACTTTGATCTTGAGCCATCAAAATGCAGTTCAAATTCACCGGCTTCGCCCATTCTATTTTTTCTAATGATTACTTCCGCTAGACCAGTATCAAGTGAATCATAATACTCTTGTCTATATAACATGATAACCATGTCAGCATCTTGTTCAATAGAGCCTGAGTCTCGTAAATCTGAAAGGACTGGTCTCTTGTCCGTTCTCGCTTCCACACCCCGATTCAATTGCGATAACGATATTAACGGACAGCCAACTTCTTTAGCCAGCCCCTTCAGAAGATTTGATATGTAGCTCATGCTTGCAGCTCTAGAATCAGAGTTGCTAGGTGCTTTGTTTGATGTCATAAGTAACTGCAAGTAGTCGACAACAATTAAGTCAACATCAGTTACTGCTTGCACAGCTTTTGTTTTGCTTATAAGTGTTTCAATTGTTATTGGTGATTTGTCATATATGTAAAGATCGCATTGATCTAATTCTTTTCTAGCCTTTTGAAACTTGACCCAATCCTGTGCATCTAATTGACCAGTAATTAATTTATCCATACTGATATCGTATTCAGCACTTATTATTTTTTTTAGTAATTGCTCTTTAGTCATTTCTAAACTGAAAACTAAAACTGTTTTGCCCTTAGCCATGTTGTTAGCTGCAACATTTAGTGCCCATGTTGTTTTCCCCATGCCGGGTCTGCCAGCAACAACAATTAAGTCACCAGATTTGAAACCCTTGATCTTGTCATCAAAACAATTAAACCCTGTACCAATAATATTTTTAGAAATAAGTTCAGCATTTTCCAATTCATCTTGAACTGCATCAAATATTTCATTAACTTTAATAGGTGCTCCAACATTTTTGGTTACTTTATTTTCAATAACTAAACTGATAACTCGATCAACTTTCTCATTAATCTCTAAATCTTCAGCAACAATCTTAGGAATATCAGAAGCTAACTTTAAAAGTTTGTTGTTAGCGGTCTTTTCATGCATAGACTTAA